TGCTCTCACGACCGAGGGGCTTGAAGCCACCGCTCCGATCTCAATTTCGGAACCGGACTTTCTGCTTGCGCTCACCATGAGCGCCGTCGCAAGCGAAAAACTGGCCGCCGGCATCCGCAGTTTTGCCGTCGACACCGAAAAACTTCAGGCACACCTTGTCTGACGTGACCGATCGCTCTTTAGACGCAGCCCCCGCTGCGCCGAGACGAACCGTGCTCATCGTGGAGCCCGAGTCGTATCGGCGCCAGCGGCATGTGCTTGAACTCTCCCGCGACAAGACCTTGGATGTTGTCTGTGCCGTCGCCGGCAAACGTGAGGCTCTGTCGTATCTGGTCCAACGGCCCGTCGACTTCATCGTCACCAACAGCATGCTGCCCGACGGCAGTCCCGCCGACATTATCCGCGCCGCGCACAAACGCAACCCGGATTGTCTGGTGCTTGCCGCCTCGGGGTGCGACGACGCCAACATTGTGATGCACACGATCACAAGCGGCGCCAACGGCTACGTTCTTTTTTCCGACACGACGGCCAATCTGTGCTCTTGCCTGCGTGTTTTGCAAGCGGGAGGCTCTCCGGTCAGTCCGCTTGTGGCCCGCACGGTTTTGCGCTCGCTGCAAAGTCGGGAAAATCAGCGTCACCGCATGCCCGAAGAACACCCCCTCTCGGCTCGAGAACTCGACATCCTGAGGCTGCTTGCCAAAGGCATTTCTTTTTCCCAGATCGGCCACATTCTGGCTCTGTCGAAATCCACGGTGAGTACGCATGCCAAAAACATCTATCGAAAGCTCGATGCCCACTCCCGCAGCCAGGCCGTCTGCCGCGCTCAGCAGATGAAACTTCTCTGAGACTCGCTAAAATGATCGAACCCCGCGAGATGCCGGCCGATGACTGAGCCGTTAGTTCGCGCTTTATTCCGGCCCCTCTCGTTTCAGAACACTCCTTTAGGGATTCACGACAACAATGTCCCAATCCGAAGACATCAAAGCGGCCGCCCGCCGCGCTCTGGCCCCCATCGCCGAAGACATGCTTGAGGTTGAACGCATCATCATGCGCGAAGTCTCCAGCGCCGTTTCCCGCGTCGACGAAGTGGGTCACTACATCACCGCCGCCGGCGGCAAACGCATGCGCCCGGCGCTACTCATCCTGATGGCCCGCGCCATGGGAGCAGACCCCGCCAAAGCCGCCTATCTCGGTGCCGTCATTGAAATTCTTCACACGGCCACGCTCATGCACGACGATGTCGTCGACGAGGGCAAAATGCGACGCGGCCGTGAAACGGCCAATGCTCGTTGGGGTAACGGCACGGCCGTCCTTGTGGGCGACTTTTTCTATACCCGCTCTTTTCAAATGATGGTACGCGCGGGCAACCTCAAAGTCATGCAAGCGCTCGCCGACGCCGCCAACCGTCTGAGCGAAGGCGAAGTGCTGCAGATGAACAACGCGCACAACCCCGACATCACCGAAGCGGATTACTTCGGCGTAATTGAGCGCAAAACGGCTTGTCTTTTCAAAGCAGCCGCTCACATGGCCGCCGCCATTGCCGAAGCCTCTCCGGAAATGGAAGAAGCGTGTGCCGCCTACGCGTTGCATCTGGGCAATGCCTTCCAGATTGCCGACGACATTCTCGACTACAAGGGAGAAGCCGCGACCATCGGCAAGAATTTAGGCGCCGACCTGCGTGAAGGCAAAGTGACGCTGCCCTTGCTTTACGCCATGCAGATGACAACGCCTGAGAATCGTGAACGCATCCGTGAAGCGGTTCGCAACGGAGACGGCGACTTCGAGGAAATCTCTCGGATTGTCATGCAAAGCGGCGCCTTGCCGAAGTGCCTGGAGCGTGCCCAACAGGAAGTTGAAATGGGAAAACAAAAATTATCTGCACTTCCCTCTGGACATTTCAAAGAATCTCTGCTACAGTTCCTCGCCTTGACAGTTCAGCGCAACAAATAACGCGCCGACAGTCGAGAAATTCGGGGTGTAGCTCAGCCTGGTAGAGTACTACGTTCGGGACGTAGGAGTCGGAGGTTCGAATCCTCTCACCCCGACCAGTTTTGCAGAAGGAGATGTTCTACGACGTCTCCTTTTTTGTTATCTCCGTCTACGGAATCGCCTTTATCCTCGGGCTTCTTGCATGCTCGGATAGTCTCTTTCGTTCTTTCTCGTTCTAACGTAGAATCTCACAAGCTCAAGTGCGAATGCTCCCAACTATGCACCCAATGAAACGGCATTGGGTGCTTTTGCCGTAATTTTTTTCGGATCCATTGGGAGCATAGCCCCTTACTTTGCCCATGGATCAAAGATGAGAAGCGCTGAGCGAATGACAGAGCGTAAGCTCAAAACCCTCACAAAAGACACAGCCTGTGGAGTTGTCCCAGGGCTGTACGTCTCAATCAGAAAATTGGCCGACGGTAGTTTGGCCAAATACTTCGTTCTAAAAGTCCGATCAACTGGTCGTTCCCTTAACTTGGGGCGTTACCCAGCAATGTCTCTTGCTGAAGCCTTTGCCAAGGCTTCTGATTGGCGTCAGAAAGTGGCAGACGGCATCGACCCGGTTGCTGAAGAGAAAGCCAAACGTGCCGCTTTGTCCAAGACCCCGCAAGCCACTGATGACTCAGTCCTGACCTACGAGAAACTTATGTTCCAGTGGGTCGAGTTCAATGACAAGCGAGGACGTTGGAAAAACCCAACCAAACCCCGAGCAGAGATTTGGAAAGGCTTCTTTCGCAATCACATCCCAGACGATCTAAGGCTCTGTCCAGTATCCGATCTTACGGCCGAAAAGTTCGCTGCCGCGTTTTACGTCAAATGGCAGACGATGATCGACACACCTGAACGTATCCTGGCAGATACTCGCAACGCGATAGATTGGGCAATTCGGTCAGAGATGATCCCTCCGATGATCAACCCGGCACAGGTCAATAATGGGAAACTTGGGGATCTGCTTCCACTCCAGCGACCGGTTGGCGGGCATGAACCGGCTCTTCCTCCTGAGCGTATGCCCCTGTTTTTCAAAATGCTTATGGAGTACACGCTTTCAAGTCCAGCTGCGAGATGTCTTGCCTTTGCCATTTTGACTGCGGCTCGAAACTCGACTGCCAGAGAAGCCACTTGGTCTGAAATTCAACAGGACTCAGATGGGCAATGGATTCACCTCATCCCCAGAGATCGGATGAAAGTAAAAGCAGAACGGTTACCCTTTGATCGAAAAACCCCGCTAAGTCCAGCTGCAATTGATTTGCTTAAGACGATGCCGCGTGTGCAGTTTGATGGACAAGAGTTTCTTTTCCCAAGCATCTATCAGCGAAAGTTATCCCCCATCACAATTGATGCGTTTCCAAGACTGTTAAAAAGGATGCACGACAAACAGAGAGCCATTGACGGCATCGGTTGGGTGGATCCGGAGCAGAGGTCAAAGAAAGGAGAGCCAAGGATTGTCACATTGCACGGATGTGCTCGCGCGACTTTCAACACCTGGGCAAAAGACGGTAAGCGCTTCGGCCACGCCTTCTTTGCAAAAGAGATCCGGGAAAGCTGTCTGGACCACCGCAACGAGTCCTATCAATGCGCCTATGATCGCGAGCAGGCTTTGGGAGAAATGCGAGAGGTTTTCGATGCCTGGGGTGCGTTCTGTACAAGCCTGATCAAATAAAAAAAGATTCGGGGTAGGACGTTTTTCTCCTACCTCTATTCTTATTGTGTATTGTGAACCTTCGCTAAGGCGTCGTGCTTTCCTGCGACTCTCTGAGAAATTTCTGCACCTTCAGAAGATAAACCTGCACCCTCTTCGAGTAGTCCGACACAGCGGTCGAGTCGCTCTGCAAAATGCTTGCAGGAACTTGCACCGGCTCTGGACAATTCGGCGCGATAACTGTCGGACTGGACGCGCACCCGCTCAAGCTCAAGGCGCAGAGAGCCGCTATCGGCGCGGCTTTCAGCCAGTTCAGCTTTTTGCCGTTCGACCTCATCCCACGCCGCAGAAAGTGCTTCAGTTTGTTTGCGCTCATTTGCACGCGCCTCCTTTTCTTTGTCGGCCAAGGCCAAAGCATGGTCGGCCTTCATCGCATCGATGTCGGACTGATACAGGGCCGCCGCAAAGCGGTAGCCACCTAAAAAAAGAGCGGCTGCCGCGATGACAACCGCCCCGATCTTGATCCAAGTAATCATCGCGGCACCTCACCGATGCATCGTCGATACTCAGCCGACCGTCTGTCGACCAGCCCCTTGAGGCTTTTTCCGCCCGCAAAGTGCCAGCGCTTGATCTCTTCGCATGCGCCCCTGTAGTCTCCAGCATTCAGCTTTTGGACTAGAGTCGACCCGCAAAAGTGCGACTTGCCGATGTTGTAGGCAAGGCTCACATAGGCGTCGTGCTCATAGGGCATCAGAGGCACCGTCACGCAAGACCGCACTGCATCCTCGGCCACTCGCACGTCCTTTTCAAGACGGTTGAGCGCGTCCGGAACGTTGATCGTATCCCCCAACTTGACGCCCTCAGTCGATCCGAAGCCGATCGTCGGCACGTCACCCGGCACGGGGATGTAGGCTTCCTCTTTGAAGCCCTCCCAAGTCGCAATGCTGATGAGGCCTGCAGCCGTCAGAGACAAACCGCCGACGACAATTCGCTTAAGCATCATCCTCTCCTTTTGCCTTACGGATCTTGTCGGCCACAGAGCTGTCAGCCACTTGTCGCACGATGGTCTCAGGCTGTTTCGGGTGCGCCATACCCCAGAAGTACCGGATCGTCTCGACGATCTTTGGAAGCGCGCCGATGATCATGATCAGGATGTACACAAAAGTCAGGATCGTGACCCAGGATTCAAGCGGCACGCCTGCGATGCTCAGAGCCGATACTCCTATAGCTGGTGCTGCTTTGGCGGTGCCACTGGCAGACCCCGAAAAGATCGGGGTAAGAATTCTTTTCAGCACGCTGTCCTCCTCCATAACTCACTCCCAGAAGAAACAGGCATTGCACACCAGAAGGCAAGCTACTGTCGGGACAACCAAGTCATATATGGCGTCTTTCGACCATAGCCGTATTTCAAAACCGATGTACCAAGGATCTCCTCCTGCCTTAACCTCTGCCTGTGTCACCTCGCGACCCAAATAAAACCCCACGGCGAGGAGAGCTCCCATCGTCAACCCCGTTAAAAAAGAAGCCCCGAAAGCAAAAGCAATCAGGGCTGTAACGGCTTGCACGGCGAGCGCTAGACCCGCGTGCGCAAAATT